CAATTGACGACTGCTTAGGCGTTGCGATTGAAAAGTACGTATCTATCCACAAAGTCGTCAAAGGCCAAGAAGAAGGATTCTACAAAAAAGTAGATATTGGCACTGCTCCTGAAGATACGCGATTAGAACCGACTCAAGAGTTAGTCCAGTATCGAGATGATAAGGTTAAACTCTTAACGTACTACGGTTTAGTTCCCAAAGAACTCTTAACCAGCAACGAAGAAGAAGTAGATTTATTCCCTGAAGACTCGATTCAAGACGAATACGAGAATCTTGTAGAAGCGATCATTGTTATCGCAAATGACGGAGTGTTATTAAAAGCAGAACAATCTCCGTACATGATGAAAGATCGTCCTGTTATTGCTTATCAAGACGATACTGTACCTAATCGTTTGCTTGGTCGAGGAACGATTGAAAAAGCATACAACATGCAGAAGGCTATTGATGCACAAGTTCGTAGCCATCTTGATTCGTTAGCATTAACGACCTCTCCGATGATTGCGATGGACGCAACGCGCCTTCCGAGGGGCATGAAGTTTGAGGTAAAACCTGGGAAAGCTATTTTAACCAATGGCGCTCCTGGTGAGATTCTCTATCCGTTCAAGTTTGGCAACACAGACCCCAACAGTCTGAATACTGCAAAAGACTTTGAGCGTATGCTTTTGCAAGCAACTGGTACTTTGGATTCTCAAGGCATGGTTTCTCAAGCATCAAGAGATGGGAATATGTCTCTTGCTGTTGCTACTATCATCAAGAAATACAAGCGGACGCTAGTAAACTTCCAAGAAGATTTCTTGATTCCGTTTATCAAGAAAGCAGCATACCGTTACATGCAGTTTGACCCTGAACGGTATCCTTCTGTAGACATGAAGTTCATTCCTACCGCGACTCTTGGGATTATCGCAAGGGAATACGAACAACAACAGTTTATCTCTCTTTTACAGACGCTTGGGCCTAACACTCCAGTTCTTCCTGTTATTCTTAAAGGAGTTCTTGCTAACTCTAGTCTGTCTAATCGGTACGAGCTTATTGACATGCTGGATAAGATGTCTCAGCCCAATCCTGAGATGCAACAACTTCAGATGGCTAAAGAACAGCTTGCTCTACAAGCCGCTCAAGCACAGATTGCTGTTAATACAACCCAAGCAGAGCAGAATCGGGCAGAGGCAACAAAACTTGCCGTTGAAGCTCAACTCATGCCTAAGGAAATTGAAGCAAAAACACTGTCTGCTGTTACGAAGAACTTACCGACATCTGATGATCTTGCGTCAAAAGAGTTTGATAAGCGCGTAAAGGTAGCGGAATTGATGCTAAAAGAAGCAGATATTAAAAACAAATCTAAAATTGTTGAATTACAAATGTCAAAAGCAAAAGACAGTGTAATTGAAATGGAAGATGAGTTTATCAAGCAACTTTCTGGAGCGTTAAATGGAAATAGATAAAATCTTTGATAGCAACTCCATTGATAGTGTTGCTGATAATGTATTTGGCGCTGTAAACAATTCTGTTTCAGAAGCGCGTGAAATGCAGCGTAAAAAGGTTGCAGAAAACGTGCAGCTTATCGTTCAAGCTCTGAAAAAAATTGAGCAAGACATAGTTGAGAAGTATGATGATATTGGTTCTCAATTAGAAAAACGCATTACCAGCATCAAAGACGGTAAAGACGGTATTAATGGTAAAGATGGCCGTGATGGTAAAGATGGTAAGCCTGGCAAAGATGGGAAAGCGGGTAAAGACGGGAAGGATGGTCGTCCTGGTTTAGATGGTGTTGATGGTCAAGATGGTGTTTCTGTAGTAGATGCTCACATTGATTTTGATGGTAGCTTGATTATTCATCTGTCTACTGGAAAAGAAATCAATGTTGGAGAAGTTGTTGCTCCTGATATTGCGGAAAAGATTAAAGTAATCACAAATGGTGGAGGTACCAGCCAAGAGGTTATTGATACTCTTGCAAGCCTTCAGTCGCAAATTGACTCTTTAATTCCAAGTCAAACAGGTAACGCTGGTAAGTTTTTAACTACCAATGGAACAAGTTTGTCTTGGGGTCTTGCTGTTGGTGGTTTGTCGTATCAAGGAACGTGGAACGCATCGACTAATACCCCAAGTCTTGCTTCTGGAACTGGAACTAATGGTTATTACTATATAGTTTCTGTTGCAGGAACTACTAATTTGGACGGAGTTAGTGATTGGCAGGTAGGAGATTGGCTGCTCTTTAACGGTACTGTTTGGCAAAAATTAGATCAAACAAACCTTGTAACCAGTGTAAACAGTTATACGGGAGCTGTAAACTTGACGGCTTCCGATGTAGGCGCTGCAACTTCTGCACAGGGTGCATTGGCTAACTCTGCTTTACAGAATGTTGTTGAGGATACAAGTCCTCAACTTGGCGGAATTTTAGATGCGAACGGATATAGCTTTTCTGGCCCACTCAACGGAACTGTCGGTGCAACGACACCGGCATCAGGCGCGTTCACCACACTCGCAGCGAGCGGAGCGGTTACGCTGAGTGGTGGAACAGCAAACGGTGTCCTCTATCTCAACGGAAGCAAGGTTGCTACAAGTGGTAGTGATTTTGTATTTGACGGAACGAACGTAGGGATTGGGACGAGTTCGCCGGGGGCGAAGCTGGATGTCAGTGGGGCTGTACGCGCAAATGTAGCCAGCTACAACCAATTTATTGCTACTCGATCATCACAAAGTTGGGTGATGGGTATAGATGCTTCTAACAACTGGGTTGTTAGAGATGAGACTGGCGGGGATACAAAAATGTATCTCTCAACCTCCGGCAACCTCGGCTTGGGGGTTACGCCGAGTGCGTGGCTTACCGCGTACGGCGCAAAAGCAATTCAGTTAGGCGCGTCGGCGGCTTTTGTCGGCCTTGATGTAGGCGCATCAGACCGCCGAACCTATGTCACAAACAATATGTATATAGACTCTGGCGGGGCAGAGCGATACATAAATACCGATGTGGAATCCAAATATGTGCAAGCAGCCGGAGAACACCGCTTCAACACCGCCCCCTCCGGCACAGCAGGCAACGCCATCACCTTCACCCAAGCGATGACGCTGGATGCGAGTGGGAATTTGGGGATTGGGACGAGTTCGCCTGACAGCATCCTTACGTTTGCGGGGAACATTACATCAAAAGGCAGCGATGCTTATGGCATCGGTACAAACGGTGGTAATAACCACTTTAATGTGTTTGCAACTGGCGGCTCAGGTGCAGTTAGATTCTTTACAGGCGGAAGTAGCGCCACATCAACAGGTGGAGGGGGTACCGAACGCGCCCGTATCGACAGCAGTGGGAATTTGCTGGTAGGGACGACGAGTGGAAGCAGAAAGTTTAACGTCGAAACAACAGAAAATACCGGTAGTGAAATTGCCTATTTCAGCCATAACGCTGCAACGACGGCTAACCAGTATGGCGTTGTGTTTCGTCTTGTAGGTGATCCAAATGGAACTGGCAATAGTTTCCTGAATTGCCTTGGCAATGTCACGCAACGAGCAGCAATTCGCTCCAATGGCGGTATCGCCAACTATCAAGCCAATGACGTCAACCTGTCTGACCGCAGCGAGAAAACCAACTTCGCACCTGCTGAAGACTACCTGTCAAAGATTTGCGCAATCCCTGTGCAGACCTTTAATTACGCCGACCAAAACCTTGAGGAAGACCCCGGACTGACGCTGGGTGTGGTTGCGCAGGACGTTCAGGCTGTCGCGCCTGAATTGGTCATGGAGAGTAACTGGGGTACTGAAGAAGAACCCAAAATGCGCCTGTCGATTTACCAGACTGACCTGCAATATGCACTGATGAAGTGTATCCAAGAACTCTCAGCCAAGAACGACGAACTCACCGCCCGCATTGCCGCACTGGAATCTAAATAAGGAGAAACAAAATGAGCGACTCAGTAACTTACACATGGACTGTCACTGCAATGGACGTTTACACGCAAGAAGGCGGTAATAACGATGTAGTCTTTAACGTCCACTGGACTTGTTCTGGCGTTTTTGCCGACACCACTGGAAGCGTTTACTCAACCTGTTCTGTTCCTGCGCCTACGGATTCATTTACCCCGTATGCAGACCTGACTCAAGACCAAGTGCTTGGCTGGATTTGGGCTGACGGTGTAGATAAAGACGCGACCCAAGCGGCGGTAGATGCTCAGATTCAGGAAAAGATTGCGCCTACCGTCCAGACTCCTCCTCTGCCGTGGGCGTCTTAATGCAAGCACTTAAATCCAAAACTCTCTGGTTTGCCATCCTGATTGCCGTGGGTGGGATACTGGAACAGTCTCAGGCAGTTGTGTCTCAGATTGTCGGCCCTGCTAATACGGGGTGGGTGATGCTGGTCATTTCTGTCGGAGTAGCAGTCCTGCGTATTATCACGACGCAGCCTATCAACCAAAAGTAGAAAGAAGACGAATGAACCGCTTTTATGTATATGAGCATATTCGTTCAGATACTGGAGCGGTGTTTTACGTCGGGAAAGGCTCTGGGGATAGGATATGGATTGAAGCAGATAAAAATCCATATTGGAAAAACGTAGCGAAAAAGTGTGGGAAAGTCACAAAAAGAAAAATCATCAAAAACATTGATGAAGAACTCGCTTTTTTAGTAGAGTGCGAACGCATAGATCAACTTTTGCGACTTGGATATAGACTTACAAATTTAACCTCTGGCGGCGAAGGCTCATCAAACCCTTCACAAGAAACTAGAAAGAAAATGTCTGAATCTCATTTAGGTGCGAAAAATGCAAGATTTTCATTAAACAGCAGAAGGCAAAGACTTCTAAGAAAAGAATTTGTTCCAAAAGATGTCATGCGTGAAAACATGAGGAAAAATCATTGGAGCAAGACAGGAAAATATACTCCTGTTGCACATGAGTTCAGTGAAGAAACAAGACTAAAAATGAGTCTTGCAAAGAAAAATCTTCCTGAAATTGAATGCCCGCATTGCGGACATAAAGCGAAGCCAGTAACAATTCGTCGCTGGCACAATAAAAATTGTAAGCTGAAAGGAAAAACAAATGGCTGACAAGAAAAATTCTATTTTTTTAGACGGTGTTGAGTACGACTTTAACGAAATGACGCAAGAGCAGCAGGTGCTGGTTAATCACGTAGCGGACTTGGATAGGAAACTTTCTTCTGCTCGGTTCAACGTAGATCAGCTTCAGGTTGGCAGAGATGCCTTTTTTCACATGCTGAAAACCGCTATTGATAAAAAAGAAGAAGTCAAACAATGACTCCAGAGCTACAAAAGTATTACGAGGAAAGGTTTAGCTTATTTTCTCAGCAAGGATGGAAGGATTTAATAGAAGACGTTGATAACATGATAAATTCGTTGAATAATATATCTGTTATTGAAAATGACTCACAGTTAAACTTTAAGAAAGGTGAGTTAAGTATTTTAACTTGGCTAAAGAATTTGAAAGAAATTAGTTCAATGGCCTACGAGGAGTTGAATGAAAAGGATGTATGAATTTGCCTGTGAAAGCGGGCATCGTTTTGAGCGTTACGTTGAGTATCAACACAATGACGCTCTGTGTGACTGCGGCGCGGCAGCTTCCCGCGTCATCTCTGCTCCTGCTATTAAGTTAGAGGGGTGGTCTGGCTCATTTCCTTCAGCACATGCGAAATTTGACAGAATTCACCGCGAAAAACTTCGTGCGGAGCGAAAAGCTAACTCATAACCTATACGGCGAGTTAATTTATCCTATAACCCATAGAGGCAGGAAAAAGCATGTTAATTGACAATGAAGTAGAGGCGCTTGAAGAAACCACCAAAGTAGAAGACTTGGAGTCAACTGTTGAGCCTGAGTCTAAGGATATTCCTGAGAAGTACAAAGGAAAGTCTTTGGATGACATTATTAAGATGCACCAAGAAGCTGAAAAGATGATTGGTCAGCAGGCTCAGGAGGTTGGCGACATTCGTAAACTTGCTGATGAACTTATCAAGCAAAACCTTAACTCTGGTCAAAAAGCTGCTGAAGAACAAAAACCCGAAGTTGATTTTTTTGAAGACCCTAAGAGGGCTGTTGTTGACACTGTATCTAGTCACCCTGATGTTGTTGCTGCAAGGCAAGCTGCGCTGGAAATGAAGAAACTTCAAATCCAGCAAAAACTTGCATCCGAACATCCTGATTATCTTGACGTAGCCCGTGACCCGAAGTTTGCGGAATGGGTAAAGGCAAGCAAAGTAAGGTTGGACTTGTGGTCAAAAGCTGATGGTGAATACGACTACGACAGTGCTAATGAACTGCTCTCTACGTTTAAACAATTACGTGGTGTGGCTTCTAAAAAGACTGAAGAAAGCGGAGAAAAGATACGCAAACAGTCTTTAAAGGCTGCATCTGTAGATGTTGGCGGATCGGGAGAATCTTCACGGAGAGTTTACCGACGGGCAGACCTTATTCGTTTAAAAATGACTGATCCTAATAGATATGAGGCACTTTCTGACGAAATCATGCAAGCATATCAAGAGGGTCGTGTACGTTAAATCATAGGAGAATTAACTCATGGCTTACCCAACCCCAGCAGTAACTACCACCACCGCAGCAACCTTCATTCCGGAAATCTGGAGTGACGAGATTGTTGCCGCCTACAAGAAAAACCTTGTTCTGGCGAACATTGTTAAACGCATGAACTTCAAGGGCAAGAAAGGTGACACCGTTCACGTTCCGGCCCCGACCCGTGGTTCGGCTTCTGCGAAATCGGCTTCCACCGCCGTTACGCTGATTGCTGCGACGGAAACCGAAGTTCAAGTTAGCATCAATAAGCACTACGAGTACAGCCGTTTGATCGAGGACATTGTTGAAGTGCAAGCTCTGACGAGCCTGCGTTCTTTCTACACGGAAGACGCTGGTTATGCTCTGGCGAAGCAAGTTGACACTGACCTGGTTCAACTTGGCCGTTCTTTCAACGGTGCTACGGTTGGCACGAACGACTATGCTACGTCTGCTGCTTCGACGAAAGCGTATATCGGTTCGGATGGTACGACCGCGTACAACAGCTCGACCTCGAACGCTGCCGCGCTGACGGATGCCGCGATTCGCCGGACGATTCAACGTCTGGACGATAACGACACCCCGATGGACGGTCGTTTCTTCCTGATCCCCCCGTCTAGCCGCAATACCCTTATGGGTCTGGCTCGCTACACGGAGCAGGCGTTTGTTGGTGAGGCTGGCAACAACAACACCATTCGCAATGGTGAAATCGGCAACCTGTACGGCATCCCCGTCTTTGTTAGCTCCAACGCCGACTACGGCGCGGGCAACACTGGTGCTGACCGTATCTGCTTAATGGGTCACAAAGATGCAATGATCCTGGTTGAGCAGGTTGGTGTTCGTTCGCAAACGCAGTACAAGCAGGAATATCTGGCGACGCTGTACACCGCCGATACCCTGTACGGTGTTAAAGCAATGCGTACTGCTGCCACGACCGGTGCTGCGCTGTCCAGCTCGGCATTTGCTCTGGCTGTCCCCGCCTAATAGGTGGGTTCGAGGAGGCTCCCATAAGGGGGTCTCCTCTTTTTTACCGAGGTATTTATGGCTATTTATAGGTGTAAGTTAAGCGGCAACACTGTAGAGTTTGTTTTACCTCACGACATTGAGTCAATGAAAGGACATGAAGGATATGTTCGTATTGACCAAGAAGAAAAAGAAGAAGAAGCAAGGGTAAATATCCCGTTCATGGCACCGAAAAAGAAACTTGGTCGCCCCAAAAAGTCTTAAAGGTTTAATATGAAACTCAAGAAAAAAGCCAAAAAGCAACCTGTTCCTAAAGGTTATCACCGTATGCCTGACGGAAGTTTGATGAAAAACAGTGAGCATAAAAAATACTCGAAAGGTAAATGATGAAAGGTCAAAAGAAAGTAGCTAAAGTAATGCGCGAGTACAAGGCAGGAAGTCTACATTCTGGAAAGAAGGGGCCGGTTGTTAAGTCACGAAAGCAGGCCGTGGCTATTGCTCTTTCTGAGGCAGGAATGGCGAAGAAGAAAAAGAAATGAAAGGTTTATACGCAAATATCCATGCCAAACGCGCCAGGATCAAGGCAGGAAGCGGCGAGAAGATGCGTAAGGTAGGTAGCAAAGGATCACCTACTGCCGCTGCGTTTAAGGCCGCCAAAAAGACCGCTAAACGAGGCAAATAATGGTTAAACGAGGCAAAGAAACCTTTGAAGGGTTTAATAAACCGAAAAGGACTCCAAATCATCCGACCAAAAGTCATGCCGTTTTAGCAAAGTCCGGTGAGACAGTTAAACTAATTCGCTTTGGTCAACAAGGTGTTTCTGGTTCTCCTTACAAAGAAGGCGAAAGCAAGGCAGACAAGGCTCGCAGGAAATCTTTTAAGGCCAGACATGCTAAAAACATAGCTAAAGGGAAGATGAGCGCGGCTTATTGGGCTGATAAATCTAAGTGGTAAAGATAGTCTAAGTTGTGGTATTTTATTGATAGGTGACAACCCGCATGGGCCTCCTTGACATAAAGGATAGATAATGCGGGAAATTTCTGTAGGCACTGCACCGACTGCTGGATCAACCTCGACACTTTATACAGTGCCGACAGGTTATCGTGCGCTATGGAATCTTTCGTACATGCACAATACTTCAGGGTCTACCAAGTATTTAACTTTATCTTGGTATGACTCTAGTGAATCGGCTACTTACGACATTCTTAGTCAGTACAACTTCAACTCAAAAGACTACATCAAGTTTGATGGTGGGTCTTATGTTGTTTTAGAAGAAGGCGATCAGGTAAGAGTTACTCCTGAGAGTGGCAGTACGTTTACTGTTCTCCTTACTTTTGTAATTAAGGGAAATCAAAGAGAATGAGCGCGACTTATTTAGATTGCGTCAATGACGTTCTTGTACGCCTAAGAGAAGCACAGGTTTCTACTGTTACGCAAACCGCATATTCTTCATTGATAGGTAAGTTTGTCAATGATGCAAAGCGAGCAGTTGAAGACTCATATAACTGGAACGTCTTATTACAGAACGTCAGCATTTCCACGGTTGCAGGGATAAACACATATTCTGTTACTGGCAGTGGAATGAAGTTTCGCGTAACAGATGCTATTAATGTTACCGCATTTATCCCGCTTCAGAATATCTCGTATGCTGAAATGAACAGATATACGAGCTTTGGGACTCCTGATAATACGATACCTGTTTACTATGCTTTCAACGGAGTTGATGCTAGTTACGATACAAAAGTAACTGTTTATCCTACTCCTGATGTTGCGTATGTATTGAAGTTTTCGTTGATTATCCCACAGGATGATCTTTCATCGGATTCTACTGTTGTACAGGTTCCTAGCGAATTAGTCATACAAAACGCATACGCTAGGGCAATTGTTGAGCGTGGCGAAGACGGAGGCTTGAGTAGTTCTGAAGCATACTCACTGTATCGTCAGATGCTTTCTGATTACATTGCATTAGAAGCCACCCGTTACCCAGAATCACAAGAGTTTGTGGCGACATAATGGCGCAAGCACTTCAAATCTTCAGTATCTCAGCGCCAGGGTTTTATGGATTAAATACCCAAGACTCTCCGTTAGACCTGTCCGCTGGATTTGCGCTTAGAGCAAATAATTGCATTATTGACCAATACGGACGCATTGGCTGTAGAAAAGGCTATGCCAACATCAATGCTTCTTCAGGTAATTTAGGTGCAAATGACGTTGGTGCTATACATGAGTTAATAGAGTCAGATGGCACTTCAACGGTTTTGTTTGCTGGAAACAATAAGCTATTCAAATTTGACGGAAGCAATAACGTAGTTGAATTGACTTATGGTGGGGGCGGTTCTGCTCCTTCGATTTCTGCGAACAATTGGTCTATTGCCACATTAAACAATATAGCTTACTTCTTTCAAACAGGACACGATCCGTTAATTTATGATCCAAGTGTAAGCACTACTACATATCGTCGTGTTACTGAAAAGTCTGGTTATGTTGGAACCGTTCCTTCTGCGAACATAGTTGTTAGCGCATACGGTAGATTATGGGCGGCTAGTACGTCATCAAACAAAGTCACAGTTTACTTTTCAGATTTGCTTGCCGGTCATGTTTGGTCAACTGGAACGGCTGGCAGTTTAGACATATCCCGCGTGTGGGGTAACGGTGTAGACGAAATACAAAGTCTTGCTGCCCACAATGGACGACTGTTTATCTTTGGCCGTAATCAGATTCTTGTTTACGACAACCCGACTACACCACAAGATTTAGTACAAAGTGACTCTATTATTGGCACAGGTTGTATTGCCAGAGACAGTGTTAAAGCAATAGGAACAGACATTCTGTTCTTGTCTAACACCGGCGTTCGATCTTTGATGAGAACGATCCAGGAGAAGTCTCTGCCGTTTCGAGACTTGTCAAAGAATGTGCGTAACGACTTAATGTCTATCGTTGCAACAGAAGATTTAACGCAAATAAAGTCAGTGTTCTCTGAAGTCAATGCCTTTTACTTACTGACATTGCCATCTGTTAAACAGATTTATTGCTTTGATACAAGAGGCCAATTACAAGACGGTTCTTCTAGGGTAACAGTATGGGATTCGATAAATCCTAAATCTCTTTACTCTAAGAGAAATGGCGATTTGTTGTTTGGTCAAACCGGATACATATCGTTGTATTCAACATATAGAGATAACGGAAGTATTTACAGGATTCAGTATTACACCAACCACGCAGACCTGGGTAACGTCGCACAAACATCAGTATTGAAGAAATTGACGGTTGTAATTATCGGCGGGTCAAGTCAATACGTAACATTCAAGTGGGCTTTTGACTTCGATCAAAACTATTTGTCAGACAATGCTTTTATTCCGACTCAAAGTGTTTCTGAATACGGAATAGCAGAATATGGAGCAAATGCATCACCTATTGCTTATTACAGCGGTGGTATTGCTTTGAGAACATTGTCTGTTAGTGCAACTGGCGCTGGCAAGATAGTACAAACTGGATATGAAGCAGACATTGATGGTGATGTGTTAAGTATTCAGAAGATTGAAATTCAGGCTAAAAACGGAAAACTTAGTTAGGGCATATTATGAGCAACTACGTCAAAAGCACAAACTTTGCCTCAAAAGATACTTTACCTTCTGGCGACTCTAATAAGATCGTCAAGGGTACTGAGATTGACACAGAGTTTAATAACATTGCCACCGCTATTTCTACTAAAGCAGATTTATCAGGGCCAACTTTTACTGGTTCCCCTGTTCTTCCAACGGGAACAACTGGTGTAACGCAATCATCCTCTGATGATAGTACAAAGTTAGCAACTACTGCGTTTGTTCAAGATGTGGCTGACTTAATTAAATCAGCTTTGTATCCTGTTGGGTCTATTTACTGTAACGCAACTAGCTCAACTAACCCTGCAACATTGTTAGGGTTTGGCACATGGACTGCTTTTGGTTCTGGTCGGGTAATGGTTGGTGATGGCGGTGGATTTACTGCTGGAAATACAGGTGGTTCTGCCGACGCAATAGTAGTTAGTCACTCGCATACAGCAACTTCATCAGTATCCGATCCTGGTCACGCGCACTATGCTGATTTAAATGCTGGTGGTACAAATACTTTTTATGTTGCCGGTCAAGCAGGTAGCACAGCATCACAACTATTAACAAAATCTGCTACTACTGGTGTAACCGTTAGCACTTCTATTTCTACAGAAGGTAGCTCTGGAACAAATGCTAACCTACAACCGTATATTGTGGTGTATATGTGGAAACGAACTGCTTAAAACAACCGGTTATCAAGAACGAGAATTACATTGTATATGTTGAAATGGTGCAAGGATTAACATTCATTCACATGGATGTGTTTAAGTGGAACAAAAGTATTAAGAAAGAATTCGTAAAGACATGGAAAGAGTGGGCTGGTAAACATAAACCTTTGTATGCGATGCCGTTTATAGATGACGAAAAGATGCACAAATGGTCAATTATTACTGGATTTGAGTTGTTACAGTATCAAAAGTGTTTAGATGGAATAACGAGAAAGTTGTATATCTGGAGATAGATTATGGGTGATATTGTCGGTTCAGTTTTTGGCTTTATGGGTGCGAAAGAGCAGGCTAAAGCATCACAAGCCGCTGCTCAAACCTCTGCTAATGCACAATTAGAAGCCGCTAGAATTGCTGCCGAAGAAGCTCGGTTCCGGCCAATAGGGATTACTACTAGGTTCGGCACATCCGAGTTTGGGTATGATCCCACCACTGGGCGCGTATCAACTGCTGGCTATACGGTTTCTCCAGAGCTAAAGGCTTATCAAGATCGGATTATGGCCCTTACCGGTCAAGGTCTTGGATTTGCTGAACAAGCTCCTGGTTTATATGCACCATTACAGACTGCTGCGACAGGGCTGTTTGGATTAGGCCAACAATATCTCGCAGAATCTCCTGAACAAGCTGCCCAACGGTACATAGCACAACAGCAAGAACTTCTCGCCCCCTCCAGAGAGCGACAGTTTGCTCAACTGCAAAACCGTTTATTCCAGACTGGTAGGGGGGGATTATCTGTCGGAGCTACTGGTGAACGTCCTAGCGGAGCTGCTGGTCTTGGGGCCACTACTCCTGAGATGGAAGCCTACTACAATGCCTTAGCGCAGCAAGACAGACAATTGGCGGCTCAAGCCATGCAAGCCGGACAACAACAGACTCAATTTGGTGCTGGACTGTTCGGAACTGGTGCTGGATTGTTAGGCGGTTATGGTCAAGGTCTTACGGGCGCTTACGCTCCGTTTGCAACCGGTCTTGGCACTGCTGGACAGATTGAGGCTCTTGGTATGGAACCGCTTAATATAGGCGCTCAATTAGGAGGTCGTATTGCAAGTTCTACTGGAGCGCAAGCATTGTTATCTGGTGGCTTAGGTGCTGCGCGTACATTACAAGGCCCGATGAGCTACAGCCCCACGGCAGGCTTATTACAAAGTCTTGGAAGGTCTGTGTCTGGTTATGGTGGGTTTGGTATAGGTTCTACGGGTGCCGCCCCTACTTTCGGAAGTTTTGATCCATATTCATACTTACCTAATATGCCTGGAAATCCTTATATAAGTGATTTTACTGGAAGTTACAATCCTTTAGCCATCGGCGGATTGGAATAATCATGGCACAAGACTCTATCGTAGGCGGTTTGTTCGGAATCACACCTGAATCCTTAGATTTGGCTCAACGTCAGCGTGATGAAGCAATGGCGATTCAATATGCCGGACTTGATCCAATGCAACGTGCTGCGTATGGAACCTTCCTGGCAGGCCAGCAATTAGGTCGTGGTATTGGTTCTCTGTTAGGCATTGAAGACCCTCAGTTAAAGATGGTTACTCAACGTCAGCAGATTATGCGTGGTATTGATCCTAATGATCCAGAGGCTCTTTCTAAGGCGTCTATGTTAGCTTCTGAAATGGGTGATCCTAGACTGGCTGCCGTACTTGCAGAACAAAGACGAAAGGCTCTTGAGTCTCAAGCTCTTGTTGCTCAACGTACCGCTGCCGCCAAACGAGAGCAAAAAACTGCAATTCCAACGAATATTCAAGAAGCACAATATGTTGCTACTTTACGGAATGATCGTAATCAAATTGCAGCATTAACTGATTCTGAAGTTATGGCTAGATATGGAATTGAAAAAACTGCCGCATTAGCTAATATTGACGCTCAACTTTCGCAGTTAGTAAAATCTGAAAAACCAGAGTCAAGGTCTGAATTACAAAAACTTTTGGATGAACTGGCATTATTAGACCCTGTTAAAGACAAGAAAAAATATGATGCTTTGAGTGGAAGAATTAATATTCTTACTACTAGAGCGCCTGGCACATCTGTTAGCGTTAAACTTCCTCCGCAAGAAAACGAATTTGAAAAAGAGCTTGGTGGAGTTCAGGCAAAACGCGTAGGAAAAAGTTTAGAAAATGCTGAATCTGCCAAGAAGTCTTTAGATACATTAATGCAAGCAAAAAATATTTTATCGCAGCCTGTTTTTACTGGCCCTCTTGCAAACTTTCAGTCTTCATACGGAGCCGCACTTCAATCTCTTGGCATTAAGTTAAAAGATAATGCTGTCGAAAATACTCAGGCTTATGGTGCTTTGATGGCAAAACAAACCGCAGAGATAATTAAAAATTTCGGAGCAGGAACAGGTTTGTCTGATGCCGACAGAGAGTATGCGTTAAAAGCCTCTGGTGGTGAAATTAGGATGACAAAAGAAGCATTGTTAAAGATTATTGATATTAATGAAAGAGCAGCAAGAAATGCGATTTTATACCATAACGAACGAGTTAAGAATATAAAAACAAACATTCCTCTGACCGTTGACCTACCTTCATCTCGCTGGACGGTTGTTAAATAATAAAAGGTATATATATGGCAGATCAAATTTATAAAGTCAAAGACCCCAGCGGGAATATTCGTAAGATTTCTGGGCCTGCTGGAGCCAGCGATGAAGAAGTAATAGCTAGAGCGCAAGAGTTGTTTGGTACAACTGAGGCTGGTGCTGTTACTGGTATGGCTAGACAATCTATGGCTACAGGTCTTCAGGAGGGCATGCCCGCAGCAGCAGACATAGCAGGAGCAGGAGTTCTTGGTGCTGTTGGTGGCGTTGTTGCTCCATCAGTATTACAAGGAATGGGATATGGATTGTCATCTTTGCCGTTTCCGGCCGCGAGGACTTTGGGTCGCGGGGCTACTTATATGGGCGAGGCTTTTCAAGCAATCAAGCCAACAGTACGGGCCGTAGAAGGTTTAACTGGTGGTCTTGTTGGAGAGGCAGTAGGAAAATTAACCGAAAGCGTAACAGAAAATAAGATTGCAGCAGAAGCGGCAAGATTAATTGCTGGCGGAGTTACACCAACTTCAATTAGATTGATGTTATCTGCCGCTGGAAACGGAATTCGGTTTATTGTAGGTCAGGAAGGAGCTAGGGCTTATGCTCGTCCAGATATTGCAATTATGCAAATGGGCGATTCTATTAAAAGGGATGTCGCACAACAACAAGGTAGCCCTATTACGGCAGAGCAAACAAAGTTTATTGATTCATTAATTGCCGAATTACAGGGAAGCAAAAAACCAGGCGAGGCATTGCTTGAAATTCAGTCTGCGCTAGAGAGTGGCGCTGAACAATTAAAATCACAAGCCGCCATTAGGTCTGAAAATTTATACAACCAATCGTTTACCGCATTACAGGGCGCAAATGATGCAGCAAACGCAGAAATAAAAAGTGCCGTAAACAACTCAAAATTAGGTGTATCTGCCAGAACAGACGCCATTACTTATCTTCAATCTTTAAAGCAAAATGTTTTAGGTAAGTCTAATGAGTTGTTATCAACAATTGGCACTCCTCGTCAAAAATCTGAAATTGGAACTGAATTACAGAATATCGTTAATTTACGACAACAGTCAATTAGAAGTGATGCTTCTAAAAAATACAATGATACAAAGTCTATTGTTGATAATATTGTTGCAGGCAAACAAGCTAAAGGAGAGTTTGTTAGTTCATTACCTGAATATAATTCATTTATTCAAGATTTAGAAAGCAACATTGTTCCTGGTGTTAGGTCTGCCGATGTCGCAAAGTCCTTCAAAAAAATACTTGATAATGTTTCGTTCAAAGACGCAAATACAACATATCAAGCGTTGGACGATGCTCGTCGCTTATTGGGCGAGGTGTATAGTGGCCGCGCACCAGAAGGATATGATGCGATTGATGCAGATACCGCTAGGAAATACTACAAAGTAATTTCAGATATACAGAAGAAATATGCTGGTCCAAAACAGACTGAATTGCTTGATAATTATGCTGCGTCAAGAGAAGGTCTTGAAATATTTGGTTCTCAATACGGTAAAAAATTAACCGCCAGAGACCCAGGAGCATTAGAACAATTAAAATCTGATCCAGCATCAGTTCCTGCATATTTCTTTAAAAGCCCAAAATCGTTTAACTCTTTAATTTCTTTGGTCGGGAATAAAGAATTAGCCATTGGCGCAGCAAGAGACTATGTTGCAGATGAAATTTCGTCTTTTACTACAGCCAGGCAAATCAATACCTGGCTTACAAAGAACAGAGATTTTTTGTCTGCTGTTCCTGACATAAGGAGTCAAGTTGTTCAATATCGTCAAGCATTAGAAAACTCTGAAAGAACAATACTAAATATCGACAGAGGTATTGGCGCGTTACAAAAGCAGCAGGTTAATCTACCTCTTTCTGCACAAAGAGAGGCTGAGAAAAGGGCTTCTACATTACGTGCTGGAGGTGAACTCCAAGCGTCTTCTCTTCAGGCTCAAGCAGAAACCGTTACCAAAGAAGCCGCTGACGCAGCAGATAAGATATTTAATAGTTCTGTTGGTCCATTAAAAAATGTTGGTCAACTTATCCTTAGCGGGAACATGAACGCATGGAATGTTGCGGCTCCTATTATCATTCGTTCTGAAAAAGCAAAAGCAGCCGTATTTGATGCTGTTAGAGACATTCTTTCAAATGCTCCTACAAAAGGTTCGCAAAGATTTTTTAATGAAACAATTGCGCCGCCTTTGTTAAAGTTTGGGATGATTAGTAAAGATCAAGCAGATACTTTATATACTCAATTAGGACAGATTGAGTCTGGCCGCATGCCTGAGCAAGCAAAATTAAGCCTTATAAAGAAACTGGTTTTAGATTCTGTGGTTTCTTACTCAAGTTCTCTTGGTGCAAGGGGTATAAATAATGCTGGATTCAGTTTGTATAATTATATAGTCCCTCAGTGACTTATTTAAATTAAAGGAAATAATCATGGAAGAAGTCAGTCACCGAGAGATTTACGACCGCCTTGTAAGAGTTGAATCAAAAGTAGACAGGGTAGAAGAAAACACTAAAGATATAGTATCCGCGTTTAATGCGGCTCGCGGTGCATTTACCGTTCTTGAGTGGATTGCAAAAGCTGCGAAACCTCTGATTGTTATTGGAACTTTGATTGGCGGCGTTTGGGCTATTTTGACACAGATTAAATTTAAGTGATGGATACCTTTGAGGTTCTCACAAAGGGATGGCCCATATTACTGGCGATCATTACTTTGATTATCGTTCTTGCAAAATTGGATTTAAGAGTTGCTGTTCTTGAAGAAAAAATCAAAACATTGTTTGATCTTTTCAACAAAATGAAGGACAAATAAATGATACCGCTTCCAGCACTTCTTTCTATTGGCTCTAAGTTAATAGACAAGTTTTTCCCTGATCCACAACAAGCTGAACAGGCAAAGCTGAAGCTCTTGGAGATGCAGCAGAACGGTGAGCTTGCTCAATTAAATGCTGATGTAATTGAGTCACAGGAGCTTACCAAGCGACTTCAGGCCGATATGGGTAGTGATTCTTGGTTATCTAAGAACATTAGACCGATGACATTGATATTCATTTTGGTGGGGTATTTTACTTTTGCCGCCATGAGTTCGTTTGGATACAACGCAAATGAAGCCTATGTTACCCTTCTTGGAAACTGGGGCATGTTGGTGATGTCGTTTTACTTTGGCGGAAGAACGCTGGAAAAAATCATTGACATAAAGGGTCGGAAGTGAAGGTTTGCACTGTTTGCAAAATGGATAAACCGTTGTTTGAATATAGTCCTGACAAACGGATAAAGTCTGGAGTGCAAAGCCGTTGTAAACCTTGCTACGCTCAAATCATGAAAGAGCGCAGAGCCAAAAACCCAGAGGCACACAGGGACGCAGTAAAAAATAGCACTGCTAAACACTACCAAAAAAAGTTGCAACGGAACAACGAGTACCGCAAAAATAACCCACATAAAGTGAAGCAATGGAAACGCAAGGATCGTTTGGTTAATAAGCCAAGAGTTTTGGCAGATAACGCCAGACGACGAGGGTGGACTCGCGGGGAAACCAGTCCGGAAGTTGAACAACTATATGCTTTAAGGGATTTTTATAGATCCATGTCATTGGGAGAAGAATTTCACGTTGATCACATCCAACCACTGAGCAAGGGTGGTTTGCATGTTTTTTCCAATATGCAGGTAATCCCAGCGATTGATAACCTGAGAAAGGGTGCCAAATGAAAGAGAACTGGGAAAAGTCTTTTGATGAGGTAATGAGATCAGAAGGCGGTTTTGTATTGACTGACATTTCTGGTGATTTGGGTGGTCAGACCTACGCCGGTATCGCAAGAAAGCCTAACCCTGGCTGGGTTGGCTGGAAGTTGATTGACGACGGTGTAATGCCAAACAAGACTATGGTGATGGACTTCTACAAGACCATCTGGAACTCAGTAAAGTGCGATGATCTGCCTGCTGGAGTAGACTATTTAGTTTATGACTTTGCTGTAAACGCAGGCCCAGGGCAGTCTGCCAAACTCTTACAGCGAGCCGTAGGCGTTCCTGCTGACGGTGGTATTGGTCCTATCACATTGGCTGCGGTCCAAAGTAAAGACGCAAAAGAATTGATTGATTTGTTTACTGAACAGAAAAAGGCTTTCTACAATCTGATAGTGCAGAACAGACCTGAGCAAGTAAAGTTTCTCAAGGGCTGGATGAACCGTGTAAATCACTCAAAAGAAATAGCGTCACACATGGTGTGATATGTTAGTGACCGAGAAGTCTATCAAGGCTTGTTATCAATTACTCAAGGTCACTGCGTTTCAGGATATAAAACTTCCCGCAAAGGTGAAGTTTAAAGCATCAAGGATGGATAAATATTGGGGTCTATATTTTTGGCCCGATCAAGTTCTGGTTGTTAATTCCAAGATGACTAAAACTATTGAGGAAATGATGAAAATTGTCGCTCATGAGATGTGTCACGCAGCCTTAGAGCAAAACGCTGACTGCGACCATGATAAACACGACCAGAACTTTGTGGAGCTTGCCAAGTTAATTTGCGAGCGCATGGGCTGGAAAGGTGGTGTGTGATGAGTGTTAAATCTTGTTCTGATGAAGAATTTATCCGGTTATTTAGAGAGCATCAAAGCACCAAACTTGTCGCTCAAGTTTTAGGAATCAGCGAGAGAAGCGTAAGGACTCGCAGAAGGGTTGTAGAAAATCGTCACAAAATCATCCTTCCTTTATCAGACATTCATGGCAGGGCGGCATTTAATGTCGCGGAAATCTCTGACGACCGAGTAGAGGTAAAGTTTAATATTAAGGATGGGATTGTTTTGGTGGCAGGAGACCAGCACTATCATCCTAGCGGTGTGCCTGTGATGCACAAAGCGATGGTTTATTTTGCTAAGAAACTCAAACCTTTTGCGATTGTGTGGAATGGAGATGCCTGCGACTTTCCTAGTATCAGTCGGCATCCATCTATCGGGCATGAAAGCTATCCGACTGTGAAGGAAGAATTGGAAGTTGTAAGGGATAGGTCAGAGGAAATAATCAAGGCTAGTCCAAACTCTAAACGAGTGTGGAATCTTGGCAATCATGATATGAGATTCGAGTCTAGGTTAGCTGCGGTTGCTCCTGAATACTCTGACGTTGAAGGTATCCATCTTAAAGACCATATCCCAGGCTGGATACCTGCGTGGTTCGTGACTGTCAATGAAGGTCAGCCTTCTCATACAGAAATCAGGCATCGAGAGAAAAGCGGTGTTCACGCTGGATACAACAACACAAAAGAAAGCGGAGTTAATATCATAACCGGACACGATCACAGGGCAGAGGTGGTTCCTTATGACGACCGTAGGGGTCGCCGGTATGCAGTAAGACACGGAATGACCGCAGACTCATGCCGCGATCCGCAATTCGTCAACTACCTTGAGGGCCGGAAAACGAACTGGCAATCTGCTATGGCAATCCTGACCTATAAAGATGGGATGTTACTTCAACCAGAGCTGGCGCTGCGTTTTGATGACAACAGATTCCAATTCCGAGGCGAAATCATCAAGGTTTAATAGTTCCCAAAATGAGAATGATAGTTCCAAAATTTGGTATTCTCAATTCCTCGAATTGCATTAAAAAAGTCTTGTGCTCTCATTTTTAACAATTTGCTTTCTTAATTTCCTCAAGTGAATACTTAAAACAAGACGCTGTATAACTCGACAAAACAAGCACGGATGCTTCACTACTCCGACAACTATACC